TATTACGGATAATATGTGTATAACTACGTGAGTGAATTGTTTCACTAAATGTCCAAGTTTGAACCCATGCTTCTAATTCAGGGATACTAATTAACGGACCAAATGCTTCAGTAGGTGCTCTACCTTGTACACTGTCTAGCAAGATTTGTCTTTTAAGATTACTTGTAAAGATGTGTTGTTCATGTGGTGTCAAATCTTTAAAATCTTTACTATCTTTACCAATGTCAACTTCTTCAGGTCTCCAAAAGAATCCTAGTTGTTTATCTGTAAACTTGTCAAATTGTCTATACTTAACGGCATCATACCTTTGTATATTAACACCGCCGTCTAAGAAGGCTTTGCTTTCAAGGTGATTTCGTTTCTCATTACTGAATACTGTCATTTTATTTTATCTCTCCGTATCTATCTATATTGTGCAGGCTTCACAATAATCATCATACTCAGCATCGGTTTTAAATTCATCTCTGCCTAATAATTCTGCCTTATTAATGTTAAACTTATCAACATCAATTTCACCTTGTCCGTCATATGTATTAAAGTAGTAAAGTTGTTTACCACCATACTTATAGAACATAATTAAATGTTGTAACATCACACTCATTGGAATCTTTTCATCTTCGTAGTGTGTTGGATTATAACTGGTATTAACACTAATACCTTGATCAATATATTTTTGCATCACTGCCATAATCTTCAGATAACCCTCTGGAGATTTTTGATCCCATAACATTTCATACTTATTTTTAAGTCTTCGATATTCTGGTACAACTTGCTTTAAAATACCATCTTTGCTTTGTTTAACACTTACAAATGCACGTGGTGGTTCAATTCCGTTGGTACTGTTACTTATCTGTGCTGACGTTTCTGCAGGCATAAGTGCCATCAAAGTACTGTTTCTGATACCTGTTTTTTGCAGTTGTTTACGCAAACTAGTCCATGCCATACGTTCTTTGTGTGGCACTAACTCGTCTACATCAGTCTTATATGTCATATTAGGCGTAATACCTGCACCATACTTTGTTTCGTCTATTCCTGGACAAGCACCTTGCTCTACTGCCAAATCCGCACTTGCTTTAATTAAGTAGTAACTCCATGCTTCTGCATATCTATCAACTAACTCTAAGTTTGGATTTGTGTAAGTCATGTCATGTTTAGCCATCCAATATGCTAAATTAATAATACCAATACCTAAAGGACGTCTTTTGTTTGTGCTATTCTCTGCCGCTTTTACAGGATAATGTTGATACGTTAGTAACGCATCTAATCCACGCACTGCAAGTCTGCATACACGTTCAAAGTCTGCAATGTCTTTAATGTTTCCCCAATTGACTGCACTTAATGTACACAATGCAATTTCACCTTCTTCGTCATTAAAGTCGTTAAGAGGTTTAGTTGGTAAGTTAATCTCACAACATAAATTACTTTGTTTAATTGGTGCTTTACTGGCAATGAATGAACTGTGGTCGTTTGCATGGTCTACATTCATTAAATAAATTCTACCTGTGTTTTTACGTTCTTCCATAAACGCACTAAACAAGTCACTAGCACGGATACTTTTCTTTCGAATTTTTGTATTACGTTCTGCACGTTCATAAAGTTCTTTAAACTTATCTTGATCTTTAAAAAATGATTCGTATAATCCAGGTACATCTTGAGGCGAGAAAAGAGTTATGTTGTCGTTTGTAAGTAAACGTTCATACATTAATTTGTTAAACTGAACTCCATAATCCATGTGCCTAACTCGATTTTCTTCTGTGCCTTTGTTATTTTTTAGCACAAGCATATCTTCAATTTCTAAATGCCATAAAGGATAATACAATGTTGCCGCTCCATTACGCACACCTCCTTGTGAACAAGAACGTGTTGCCGCTTGGAACATTTTATAAAAAGGTATAACACCTGTATGGTATGCGTCACCGTTACGAATAGGACTACCTAATGCACGAATACTTCCTGCACCAATACCAATACCTGCCTTTTGTGAAACATACTTAACAATAGCACTTGTTGTTGCATTAATACTGTCTAAACTATCGCCTGTTTCTACTAGTACACAACTACTAAACTGTCGTTGTGGAGTTCTAACTCCTGCCATTACTGGCGTAGGTAAACTAATGTCGAAAGTACTTGTAGCATCATAATACTCTTTAACATATTGCATTCTTGTTTCTTTTGGGTAGTTACTAAACAGTGTTGCCGCAATTAACATATATGCTACTTGTGGTGTTTCATATATTACTTTTGTTACACGATTTTGTACAAGATACTTACCACGCCATTGTTCCATAGCCGCATAAGTCATGCTCTCGTCACGGTCGTGTTTTATGTATTTGTCAAAGTCATTAAATTCTTCTTCTGAATAAAGTTCTAAAATTTCTGCATCATAAAATCCTAGTTCAATATTCTTCTTTACAATATCTAAAATGTGTTTGGGTTTAAACGAATCATAAACCATTTTACGCAAATGGTAGTTAATAAGTCTACCTGCTACCCATTGATAATTAGGAGTGTCTTCGCTGATTAAATCAGCCGCACTCTTTATCATTGTTTCTTGTATTTCTGTTGAAGTGATTCCTGTATAAAAGGAAAGGTGGGATTTAATTTCTACTTCACTTGCACTTACACCTGTTATATTCTCACACGCATAAAATACTACTTTATGCATTTTTTCTAGGTCTAAGTCTTCTTTTGTTCCGTCTCTTTTCGTTACTTGAATTTGTGTCATTTGATGCCTTGCTATTGTATTATAGATACTTCTGTGCCTTTAGATCCTCTACTGTGAAGACCTTCTGGATTGATAAATCTTGTGGTATCGATGTTGTATTTACTACTTGTCGATACACTATATTAAGAGCATATTTTGTTATATGCACTGCGTTAACGAATTTGTTTTCACTCTTATATATTACTACACTTATAGTACTATTGTCAAGTATTTCCGACAAATAAATTGTATAAAAGATCCCTAGTGCTATTGCTACGTCACAATAGTGATTGTCGTTAAGTAATGTCCACGGATCTGGCCATTCTTCACAACGTGTCCAATCTAAGTAACCGTTGGTTGTAGGAGCCTTGCCCCATAAATCAACTACGGCTTGTAGAGCTTCTTCTTCAGGTAAACTCTTTAGGTCGGCACGAAATTGCCTCCAGAAATGTAGCCTGTCTTCGGGTTTTAAATCAAACATTCTTAATTAAGAAAAATTAGTTATACGATATTTAAGTGTTGCGTCTGCACCTGTTGATGTTGTTGTGTACTGAACAGTACCATCAGAGGCTAATAGTGTTAATCCTGCACCTACGTCTGCATTTTCAGTGAAGGCTTGTTCAAAAGTATAACCAGCAGTATTACTACCAGCAACTTTCATAACACCCATTCGTCTTGCATTACCACGTTCAATAACAAAGTCTATTTCTGCATTAATTAAAACACTTGAATCAAAGTCAATTGCAGTGCTCGTTACTGAAGTAGTGTTATCAACTAATGTAAAACTTTTTCCTGGCTCTTGAGTATGTAAACCATAAGTTAGTTTATCACCTGCAATTAAACCAAATACTGCTTTACCATTATTTTGTAGGTTTGGGTGTGTTGCCTGTTGTGATACAGTTCTGTCGAACCCATCACCGAGGCTAATATTGTTGTCTGCATCAAAGTCAATAATTGGACAAGTAGGTGTTCCACCACTAGCAATGTTTGCCACGCCACAAGTTGTAAATGTATTAAACGAACTCGTAAACTCTTGTACTGTTACAGTTTTGATTGCTTCTTTGTATATAAGTTCAAACAAAGAATTTGTTACTTTAACACCACGTGGGCCTGATCCTGATCCAACTGCTGAAAGTAAAATACCTGCAAAGTTATCGTGTATGTAACAATTATTTAATATTACATTTGTAGCATCGTTATTACTATATAATCCAACATCTAATTTTGCAAAGTCACAGTTTTCAAATTTAACATTTTTAGTATCTGTTGAAGCAGTTTGTGTAATAATTACACCTGCTTTACCGTTGCTTAATGATGATGGATTAGTAACGTGTCTTCCTTTAAATCTAACGTTAGTAAACGTTACCATGTTTGCTTGGTCAACTAAAAAGTTGTGATCATCTTGTGTATGATAAAATTGTATATTCGAAATGTTTATGTTTTTAGGTTTTAATGCTCCACCTATTCCAACATTGGCTCCTACTTGTTGCTTACTATCAGAAGTTTCGCCAACATATCCTGAAACAGATGTTCTTTTAAGTATAGTAGCACCTGGACCGTCACCAACAATGTTTGCATTCCTAGGAAACTTAATTGAATCAGATACAAGATACACGCCTGCAGGAAAGTAAACTGTTTTTAATGTTTCTTTGTTTGTTGCTTCACGTGAATAAATTTGATTTAACATAAAGTTAATTTTAGCAGTATGATCCGTGACACCGTCTCCTTCAATGCCAAAATCTTTAGCATTAATGAAGTCATCTAATTTGTTTTGGAGAGAACGTTGTATACTAGCACCACTTGATGTAGTTTGTGCAGTATATCCTACTTCAGCGCCTTTATATGTATAACTGTTAATACTTCCTAATATATCACTATATTGTGTTAATATTTCTGTATTACCAATAGCCGGTGCACCCTCTGATGTGGTTCCGTTACCAATGTATAATTTACGTTCGTCAATCACCCAGCCAATTTCTGCACTTGACAGTTGTGGCAAGTCAGCGTTCAGACCCCTGCGATGTTGAATTTTTGATATTTGAATTACTGCCATATTCGTCTCCTATAACGTATTTATACTCTAAAAATGATTTGTATAAAAGTCTTCTACTCTTTTCCACCATTCTTTAACAGTTTTATCCCACTCGTCACCTTCAAGTACCCAATACTGGTATTCATAGTCTTTACTACACATTAAAATAGCACCTTGATGTATATCAGTACCGTGTATTTCGTTGTGAGCAGTGGCATAGGCTGTTAACTGTAAGAAGTAATCACCTACCCATTCGGTCTTTTTAGGTTTATTAGTTTGCTTGAAATCTATAATAGAGGGTTTACCGTCATACAATCCAACACAGTCCGTTGTACCAGCATAGATACTTGGGAAATACAACGGAACTTCTGTTCCCCATATTTCGCTTACATGAGACATACCTTTTTCAATAACAATCTCAGCCATTTTATGACTTTGTTGGCTGAATGGGTTACTGCCTGGTGCTTTAATTTTATCTTCTATGCAATAGTCTTCTAACCATTTATGCATACGAGTTCCACGTCCAGATGCTTCAGTTACAATTTCTTGTGCCTTTGCTTCACCTACACGTTTTTTCCAGTTACGAAGTATCTGTTTTTTCTCTTCTGATTTTGTTTTGTCAAGGATTGTTGTAACACTTGGAACGGCTACACCTGATGGTGTTGTGTATAATCTTTTGCCGTCTACTTGTTTACGTTTGATTGGTGTATAATCGTACCGTTCAGTTATCATGAATAATTCTCTTATTGATTATGTATAACTTTAATTATACAGTAGTATTGCCTACAATGTCAAGTATTATTTTCTTTTATTTAAGGCACGTTTAGCCATTTTGTCAACTTGCGTTGTTGGCTCTAACTCAACATCAGATGCATTTGCAATAGACTGGTCGTCCTGTCCATCTGTGTTTTTAAATATAATAAGATCTTTATTATAATCTGTAACTAAATTTTGTATAGATTGATTATTTTGGAATAGCTCACTAAAACTATCGTAAGATAAAGGCACACCTAAACGATTTGCCATAGAAGAAAATGCTTTCATAGAGATTTGTGTTTTAGCACCCATCTGTTCAGCACGGTTTCTAAGGAACAATAACAAACTTATAAGTTTGTCTATTCCGACTGGTGCTTTTTCTGTGATGAAATCACTTGCTTTCATTATGAACGTTCTTGTCGATCTAAATCGTCAACGCCTTCTTGTCCAGAAGCGTCTGCGTCTAAGTCTATATCTAATGTATCATCGACTGCATTTACTTCTGCGTCTGCATCAGCATCTGCTACAGGCTCTTCAAGTTCAAGGTCGTCAGCAGTAGTTAAGTCTGTTCCAGACTCGTCTGCATTTCCAGTTAAAATACGTGATGCATTATCCATGTCGCCTCTTGCAGTTGTTAACGCATCATATAGTGCATCCAACGAACCTTTAGCGGCATTTATAAATGCTTCTGCTTTTTCATTACCCATTTCATCACGGATTTGATCCGTTAATGGAAGTAAATCTTCTGCCTGCATATCACTCACATCTTCTAACATAGATTGAATTCTGTCAACTAGGTCTTTTGATGCTAGTACTAATTCAGCACTCTCAACATCACCTTCGTTAATTTGTTTAGACTCTGCAATGCCTAATTGTTTTTTAGCACGTTTGTCTACCATTTGTAAGAAACGCACATTTGCTAAATTACTAGACATAATTTCATCAATCATATCTATAATTGGCATAAGTCCTGTCATTAAAGTCGGGGGAACTGTTTGACCTTTTTTGTACATTTCTAAAGCACGTTTGGCTTTCATATAATTTTGTGGGCCTACTAGTAGTCTTAAAGCATTTGCTTTTCTACTTTGTGCCGCTGGAGATTCTTGTTCTGGTTCTACTTTACCATCATTGGGCTCAATCTCACCTTTTTCTTTTGTAGTTGGACCTTCGTTAACACCTAAGTTATTTTCAATTTGCCATGCTTCAACTGTTTCTAAAACAACTTTAGACATCATATACTTCTTGCCCTCAGTTTCTTCTGCCATTTCTCTTTTAGCAGTTTTTATCATTTGGTTGGCGATGTCTTCGTTCATTTTGCTTAAATCAAAACCGAATCCAAAACGAGTAGACAGTAATTTGTTTAACTTACTACTTCTCGATACTTTGTTTAAATCATTTAATTCCATGTGAGTTCCCTAATTCTATGTTATTACTATTTAGTTGATTTTAATCTTTTTAATTGTTTCATCTAACTGTCCTCTAACGTAATTCTTATGGTATTCGCTCTCTTCATACCTAATATACATCAAATCTTTGCGAAATTCGTCATTTGCAGTACGATATCTTTGATGAAATATCATCGAATCATTAGCAAACCTACTAAACTTCAAATCCTGTGCTTCAACTAGTTGTGCTTCTGTCTGTTGCCCTTGTAATGAAGCGACAGCCCATGCTAGAGCACTGTTTCGTAGTGTAAAGGAGTTAACTAACTCTCCGTTATCATATACTTGCCATACACCATTACGTTCTAAGCAATAGTATTTACCCACTTTAACATGAGCACCATTTATTGATACAACGGGTAAGTTATCAGATTTTTCTTCTAAGAAGTTTTTAATCTTTGTTATACTTACTTTACTTTTTATTTTCTTTGACATAGTAGAGATCACCATTTTTCTTTTTCCTATTGAGTACACTTTTATTCACTAACATAAATGCCAACTTTAGTTGACCTGGGCTTAACTCAGTCATTATAATTGACTGCTTAAATTCTCCTAAAAAGTCTTCTTCTTCCTTTGTCAATGAAACTCTTGCTCCATCGGAAAACTTATAGTATGTCATTACTTGCCTTGTTGCGTCTTAATCCATGCTTTTGCAACAGGATTAGTATGCGGTGTTTCTGTGTATGCTTTCATTCTTCTATACATACCCAATAATACACCTTTTAGGCTTTCATTATTTGAATTGTCTACTACGAACATATTTCTACCAAAAAAGTTGTGGAATTTTCCAATGTTTGTTTGTACACTTTTCCACATTTTAGTAACTAGTTCGTTGGGTAATCTTCTATCTCTTTTAGCATTACGTTCTAATGCCGTATCTAAGTCAGTGTTAACAAACACCATTGCACAATCGTATCCGATTTTACGCAATTCTCCACTTAGATGTTCTATTTTGTCATAATCTTTACCGGTGCCATCTATAACTACGCCTAGGCGTCCATCTAAAAAAGATTGTTGTTTTATATCAGTTAAGGCTTTAGCACGTTGTCTTGTCGCTTGTCCGTCAGTACTAGCAAGTGTATCTGGATCTGTTAAATCAATATTGCTCTTTTTTGCTAGATACTCATAAGCATCGTCGGTGTTTATTATTTTATATCCTAAAGACACAAATGCAACATTCTTAGCAATAAAGCTCTTACCACTACCAGGACCACCTGCTAGGAATACTGCTTTAAAAATTGCGGGATCGTTTACACCTTCTTCAAGGTCAGTCAGTCTTTTTTTTTGACCTCGGTAGCAATGGATACTGTTTGTCCGGGTTTAATTTTGGAGCCTTGTCCTTGGGGTTTAGCGGATTTTGGCTTAATGGTTGGAGCATTAGGATTTGAAGTATCTATATCCATTTTCTTTAGGTCAATTTTAGTCGTAACACCTGGCTTCTTTGGATCGATAATTTCAACATTATCGCCAGCAACCTTAGTTACTTTACCTTGCATAGGTTCTTCAAATAAATCACTAATTCTCATTTTAACTCCGTTTATTCAATGCTTGAACACGTTTACTTGCTGGGTTGATACGTTTAGTACGTTTTGATTTCAACTTCATTCTGGATCCAAGTTTTGCTTTAGTCATTTTTAGTTTAATACGTTTTCTTATATCAGGTGCTTTAAAACACGCACCAGGACTACTTACTATTTTACCTTTTAATCTACCAATTGAGCATCTGTACTTTCGTACAACTTTGTTACCCGAACGGCCCCAAGCCATTTTGGTTTCATCTAAAGAAGTAGGATGTACTTCTTCGATAGGTGTATTTTCGTCGCTGAATAGTTCTAATATAAGCATAACACTACTATTTAGTTAAGTTTAATCGGTTTTAATTTTTTGTGAATTACTATATGAATAAGTTGTAGGATAGTATGCCTACTGCACTGATTAAAGAACCAATGATAGTCATACCCCACATGATAAGTTGAGATTGACGTTTTTCTCTATCTTTGACAACAGTGTCTCGGATTTCCCCAAGTACAGTTTCAATGCCGATAACTCGGCCCTCTAAATTGTCTAATTTTTCTTCCAATCGTGAATACCTCGCCGCACATAATTCTACATGGGCCTCTAGGCTTTCTTTCTCAATTTCTCTTGTACTCATTCTCTTTTAGTTCCTGTTACGCCTACCTGGGGCGGGTTGATAATTTCGGAGCCTTAATGAATGCCTTTGATTTGCCTATAAATTGTTGCCTGTATGCCTAAGTTTGTTGCCTTAATTTTGCCTATGTAACAAACGTTTATTACGTTTCTTACTAATGTATTTATAAAAGTCAAACAGTAGTAAAACACAAATATAATGTATAGGGTGTTTTACGCCTTTTTAATCTTATATTTCTTATGTACGTTTTGAATGTTCTTATCTCGGATTGCTTTGTATCCTATAACTGCACCAACTGCCACACCTGCAATAGTTTTTGCGAATGTGTTACCAGTGTACGGACTTTTAGCATTTTGTGAAACTATACCAGTAACACTTTTGTTATACGGTCCTGCTAAATCACTGCCTCTGGCATAATGATTAAGCATAAACCCTAAACGTGTTGCTCCTGCTTTTTGTTCATTTGGTAAAGCACGAGGCCAGTCTGAAATGATTCGTCTCATTGCAGTTAGTTTTGGATCTCTAATTTGTAGTGAACGTTCAACGGCAAGCATAGTACGTCTGTCTAATTGTGTATCTACTACACCATTTTGTACGTTCTTTAAATATCTTTTAATTTGTGCAGTCGGAATACTGTATCCGCCTTTACGTTCCAATCCTGCAATTAAGTTATGCAAGTCTGTTGCACCGGTTCTTACTCCGTCGAAGCCGTTGTATGACATAGTTTTCCTAGCATATGTACTTGCTTGTCCAGGATCAGTATAACGCATTGCTTGTACACCCATTAAGTGTGCATACACGTTCTTTGCAATATCTTCTTTATTTGATGTAGCGAATTGTGTTGGGTTTCTAAACAATCTTGCTTCAACTAGTTCATCGTTCATAAATCCAAACATCTTTTGTTTAGGTTCAATTGTATGACCACCGTCCATTGCCGCCCATTCACTTGCAGTATACTTGTCCATTAACTTATTTGCTCCAAGTTTTAGTTGCTGAGAAATTCAATGCATTGAATTCCATTCTATCATTTAGTTTAACTGCTCCACCGTCTATACCAAATGCTACAAATCCTTCATGGTTTGTAACTCTGTATCCATTTTCAGTTTTTACAAATGTTCCAATTTTATCTACATTACTTAATTTACTAATTAATAATAGTTTAGCACTAATTATACGACGATACACTGCTAGTGTCAAGAGCAACGTATTACTATTGTCTGCTAAAAATTTCTTTTGTTGTTCAATTTTTTCAAAACGTTTTTGTGCCGCTGGACTTTCAGCGCCGCCTTTTAATTTTTCAACTTCTTTATTCATCTTATCATTATAATAATTCATAAAGTCTTGTAGGAACTTTGTCGGTTCACCGACTTGTTCCCCTGCTCTTACATTA